CTTGGCATTCCTTCACCTCCTCTAGATTGGCGCGTATCCGTAGTGATACGCAGAGAATGTCATTACCGCACCGTCACTACCAAAGTCAAGCGAAATCTCGGTAATTCGGTAGATTTCCGAGATCGTCGTGGAGCTCTCGATGATCTGTACGCAGTCTCCAACTTGCAACCACGGTACCGCAACCGCTGCGAAGACCGCGGCTGTTCCATGTGCGAGCATCTCCACACCAAGACGGTTCGCGCAAGCTTGACACTGCGCGTTCGTGTAGAGGTTCTCATCGGAGACGAAGAGAATCTTGTCGGACTCGATGGTCGAGGTATCCCATCGTGGCGAGGTTGTGACGTACGTACCACTGCAGTCAGTACCCTCGACGATAATCTTGCCGTAGATGTCCGATTGATCGAGTGTAAGGCTGAGCTGAAAAAGATCCACACCCTCCTGAAACACCCACGCGGCATAGACGTAAGAAACGTAGACTGTTGCACCATCCGGAATCGAGCTTCCGACCGAACGCACAATTGTCCACGGCGTATCCGGATCGCCCGCGGTGATGATGTAGTCGGTTGTAACCGCGTAGAGAGTTCCGGTCTTTCCCGTTGCGGACCAGACTACGATTGAGTCGGTAACCACCGGATACTCCGCAAGATCGATCGCGGAGGCACTCGCGGAGTACTCCGCAGTTGGAGGTGTAAAGTCCGCTGTCCACTGCGCGACCCCCTTACTGATTCGGAACTCGTCAATGTATCCGGTGAGGTATCTGTTCGCACTCCACTGACCAATCTGAAATGCACCGGTGTAGTTCGGAAACGCTCCACCAGTGAATGCGGTATAGTAGTATCCGGTATCAACTGCTTGAGCGACACCGTTTCGATACATCGTAATCGTGCTTCCGTGCCGCACGAACGCAATGTGATACCACGTTGCGGAGGACCACGCAAGTGCCGCGGTGTTGTAGCTTACAAGCGTTGTTCCACCACTCAACGCACCGATACCCAATCGTCCGACGTTAACCTCCCCGAGGAAGTAGTTGCTCGAGGTATCTGTTCGATGATTGAAAAGGCAGTATCGAGAGGCAGCACTGTACGAAGGAAAGTAGAGCCAGAAGTCTATCGTCCAGTCACCGGAAGCGAAGTAGAAGTCATCACTGTCCGTGATCGAAAGATAGTCACCGGTACCGTCAAAGTACGCGGATGCGGTTCCGAACTTCTTGATCGACGTCTCTGTATAGGTGTTTCCACTCGGGGTAACCGTATGGCCCTTCTCATCTGTGAAAATCACACCACCGTCGGATCCATTCATGTGCAGCAATGCAACAGTGTATGCATCTCCGGCGCTCCCGGTTAGCGTTACATCCTCATCGAGAACCTCCGGCTGTCTGTCCGTCGGATAGTGGAACGAGGGTTTTCCGTCCTCGTCGACTACGAGTTCGAAACCGGAGAGGGTCATGAGCTCTTCAAGTGCATCGCCGTAGGACATTCGATCGAAGGTGAGTGCACAGAGTTGATAGGTCGGTTCGATCGTGATATCCGCGGCAGCAAATCCCGCACGAATGAGGAGATCTTTTGCCGCCATCTCGATCGTACACGTATACGGTTCCGGTGAGACGACACTGTTCGCAGCAGCGATGTCCGTCGTGAAGCCGAAGAGTACTCCGGCGGTACTTCCAGTGAACGTAAACGCGATCGTATGCGCACCGGAACACGAGATCGTGAACTCCCTCGGAATACCGTTCCACGATACCGTAAAGGTGATCGTACCGGTACCCGTGAGGGTAGTGTTCGCGTTCATAACCGTCTGCAAATGCGTGGCAAGTCCTGCACCGGTATAGGTAGCTTGAGTCAGCTTAAGCGTTACCGGTCCACCAAGATCGCTCGTGAAGATCATTTCGTCACCCTTCGGAAGGACGACGATCATATCGGTAGTCAAGTATGACGTAGTCGCGAGTGCCTCAATCGGGTAGGTAATGTAGTACGAAAGAACACCGTCTACAACGGACGTTGCCGTCTTGTCAACAAGGCGCCAACCCTCATCTCGACAAGACAGTGCAAGAGTTGCCGCACCGGGTTGAGTGTCATGATCGACGGTATCAATCCTCCCGGTAAAGACCGACGCAATATCCGTACCGTAACCAGCTTCAACCTTCACACGTTTGGAGGTTACAATTTGACAGTACCACTCGTTCTCCGGCTTCAACGGGAAGTCTCCACCGGCTCTATACGGTGAATAGTATCCTGCATCCGTGTGGTCATCCGGATTCACGTTGGGGAACGAAATCGTACAAGCCTGAGCGTTTGCTGCTTCCTCTCTAGAGAGCGAGAACTTCGATACCTGAATCGTTGCTGCGTTCTCGATTCGAACGCCTCCGTAGACACCGAACCCACTGGACGAGCCAGCAATAGACTGGTAACCCCAAACCAGATCCACATCGGCCATAAAGATCAAGTCCATACCGTCATCGCCAAAACCGGTGTCGTTCATCTTGTCGGGCCAGGTCAATCCCGTACCCCGTCCATACGGTGTTTGACCGGAGACAACGATGTCGTCCGTCTCCAGTCTTCGATAGCACCACATTGCGTTCCACGCGATACCGGACTCGAAGAAGAACAGGTAGGAGTATCCGTCTCCGGGACTTGAAATATTGTGTGGGCACGCGTAGGAAGCTTCGCCACTTATCGGAGTGTAGTTACTACACGCAGTCCACGTTACTCCGTCATTGTCACTGTAGTAGAACTTTCCGATGTAGTTTGCACTGCCCGCAACGTGAGAGGCAAGAAGACGCGTCGTACCAGCTTTCGCGAGAGTTCTAATCGCGAACCCATAGCCGGAGCCGTAGCCGGAGTTGTAGAGCAGCGCAGTCGTCCATGTTGCACCATCATCATCGGAGTACGCTATACCGGGTTGATAGTGCCAGTACGTTCCGGAAACGGTCGTAAGTCTGCCGAACGTAACGAGAATTCTACCGGTATTACTCTGTATTGCGACACCACAGCACGCATTGTAAGGAGTAAACGCGTTCGCGTTACTTGCCTGCGTCTTTGTGTAGATCGTAGCTTTCAACGCAAAGTCCGTCCCAAGTCCATTGACGCTCTCGTAACACTTTAAGAAGCACGTCGCACCGGTAGTGCACGCTCCGGGCTCGTAGACGAATAGGAGAATCTTTCCACTCGAAAGTTTGAAGAGAGTTGATCGACAGTCACCCGTTCCTTGTGTATGTCCGAGACCGGTCAACGTCTCGTGTACCCACTCATTCGTTGCGCACGCCTGACTAGCGTAGAGAAGTTCATCTTCCGTGTCTACGTACGAGAGGTATACGTTCTTCTCGTTTGAGTTGAAGTATGTGACGAGAACTCTACCGTCAGAACGAATAACCCAGTTTCCGTACCCCCAATAGATAGAACCTACCAGAGGTGTACCGCGAACGTACTGTGGAGTTGTCCAGATCGGATCCGTGTACCCGGCGGACTTATCAAGGAGCGTAACCTGCGCTCTCGGAGCGTCCTCACCGAGCATCGACCGGGACTTCAGAAGAGTTTTGATCGCAGCAGGAATCGTCCTCATACTTCGATCAACTCCATTCTGTAGAACGTCTTGTTAACGCCCTTTGTTTGACTCGTCGCAAACGAGTAGATCATCATCGTCTTCGAAAAGCTGTTGTCGAAATCTATTGCAAGAGTACGAGAGGTTGCTGCCCACTTGTCCGCATCGAATGTCGCGCACTCAGCGTCTGTACCGTACCCGGTAATCTTCACTACCATACGCTTCCGACCGAAACCCTGAAGCACCGATTGCGGCGTCGCACTAGAGAGAGTAGGATCAGGAATCAACTCGTGCTCGGACCAATACAGCTCCCCACCCTCACGAGAGTAGTCTGTAATATTGAGGGCTGTTGAACCCCAGGTGATTGCCATCTGTCTTCCCTCCCTACTTCAGCATTTTCGCGATTCCCGGCTTACTCACATACCGGGTTGAGCCTTCTTTGATGTCCGCCGCAATGAGGTCCGCAATACCGACGAACTCGTTCCGATCCGTTACCCCGACAACGCGGATCGTACCGGTGTGATTCACGGTGCTCTTTTCGACACCCCCGGAACCATAGACGTAGGTAGATAGTCCGAGCTCCGTCGGAACACTCGAATTTATCAGAGAGCTGACGCCCTGCATCGCGGAAGCGAATCCACCGCCTACGCCGAGAGCCATGTTCTTGCCGATTCCTCGAAACACCGTCGACGGAGAGTGAATTCCGAGGAAGTCTTTGATGTCCGAGACGACCCCTCCGAAGAATCCGGTAACCTTGTCACCGATCCAGGTCCCCAAGGACTTGATTCCGTTCCAGAGAGCTTCAACGAGGCCCGCACCTACGTCAGTTATCGCACTGAGACCAGCTCCGAGTGCGTTAACGATCGCGGTGATGATCTCAGGTATGCGCATGACGAGTTTCGGCAGGGACTCAATCAGTGCACCAGCGAGCGCAATGATGATCTGTATAGCGGCTTCCGCGAGTAGCGGAAGATTCTCTACGAGAGCGTTGCAGATCGCAATGATGATGTCCGGAGCCTTCTCGATAAGCATCGGCAGAGCTTCAATAAGTCCGGTTGCGAGACCAACAATGAGTGCGATAGCTGCTTGGATGATCAAATCGATGTTGTCGAGTAGCGTGTCGACGATCAAAAGTATCGTGTCGACAACTTTCGGAATCAGCGTTGGAAGGCTCTCGGCAATACCGAGTGCTAATGCGATTATGAGTTGAAGACCGAGCTCAACGATATCGGGAAGCATATCCAGCAGCGCCATCGCGAGGGTTGTAATGATTTCAACCGCGGATTCCGCGAGTTCCGGGAGACCTTCAAGAAGACCCTGGATGAGACTATCGATAAGATCTACCGCGATATTGACTAAGTCCGGTGCAATCGACACGAGACTGTTGAAGATGTCGATGACACCCTTAATAAGCACCGGTACGAGCTCTTGTAGAGTTGGAACGATGTATGGAATCAGGCCGGTTATAAGTCCAACTACGCCGGAAGCTATTCTTGGAAGAACGGCGGTGATCCTCGGAACCAAGTTATCCGCGAATGTGACGACGGTGTCGATCATATTCGACAAGAGCTTGTCGATATCCTGAGACGGATCGGCGAATCCGACCAGTAAGTTCTCCCAAGCACTGGACATCGATTTGAAGCTTCCTTGAAGAGTAGTGTTTGCTTCCTTCGCGGTTGTTCCGGTAATGCCGATATCGGTCTGAACCTCGTGAATCGCGCTAATGAGCTGGTCGAACGAGACGTCGTTCAACGTATCCGCAGTAACGGTTACCGCATCTCCGAGGACTCCACTGTCGTTGACAAGTCGAGCCATCTCAGCGGCGGTACCACCGTAGCCAAGCTTCAGGTTGTCGAGCATTGAGTAGTTCTGCTTTGCGAAGCCTTGATACGCGTTCTGAATCAGGGAGACGTCCGTACCCATCTTGTTGGCGTTGTCGGACATATCCGTTATCGCGGTATTCGCGTACGCGGCTGCAGCTTCCGTGTCTCCACCCAATCCTTGCAGCAGTCTCGCGGAGAAACCGGTAACGGTCTCCATGTACTCATTGGCGGACATACCCGCGGTCTTATACGCATTTTCGGCGTATCCCTGGATGATGTCGCTACTGTCCTTGAAGAGAGTTTCCACGCCTCCAACGAGCTGCTCGTAATCCGCGTATGCTTTGATCGATGATGTCGCAATTGCAGTTACTCCGGCTGCAACAGCCGCTACTCCAACTGCCGCAACTTTCGTGAGACCGGAAACCATCTGCTTCGAGAATCCGGCAATCGAAGAGACCGCGGAATTAAGACCCTTCGTAAGACCGGAGTTATCAGTTGTGAGCTTTACCGAGATCTCTCCAACGGATGCCAAAATGTATCACCTCTTTCGGTGTCCCTTCGGTCGAACAGCTTCCAACGCCTCCCGAGCTTTCTCTTCCTCCTCCAGAAGCGCGTAGTATGCCATCCACTTCGGAACTTCCGCGGACGTTAGTCTACTCTTCAGTTCCGCGACGGTCATGCCACCCAACTTGAGAGCTAGGAAGAAGTAGAATCGCTCTTCGGGGTGGCTTCGGAGTTTTTTAGCTCTTCCTTCACAGCAGCCTCTCCCTGCAGACCGTTCAGCTTCGCGGATGCAGTGTAGAGAGCCGTAAGGGCGTCCGCCTCCATCATGTTGAGCTCCGCGAGATCGTCCTCAGACGTGGTGTACAAACGTTTCCCGTACTCGTCACACAGAGTGAGAGCTACGAGCTGAGACATCTGTACGTTGATGGTATCGATCGTCAGTTTTGAAGTGTCCGCGACACCATCAACGATCGGTATCTGCAGTGCTACAAGGAAGTCCGACCGCTCTTGTGCGGTCCACTTCCGAAGGTAGAACGTGCCGTCCCACCCCGGAATCTCAATCGCGGAAGGTGCGGTATGCATAGCAATAATATCAGCCCTCGTAAACGATTTACCCATTTTCGTGTTCCTCCTATCGTTTTTCGTGAATTTTACCCTTGGAGCCTCAGGGCTCCACTCGTTTTAGCGCCTCGGCGTTATCTTTATACTCTGAAGATTTCACCTAGGTTCGCTAACTCTTGTTTAGAACGTGCCACGCGTCACGTCTCCGGTAATCTGGAAGGAAGCCGAGAACGTGTTTGCTTTTGACAGATCTGCCGGAGGATTGTACGCGGTACAGATGCACGTGCCGGAGTACTTGACGTATCCACCGGTACTTCCTGCCGGTCCATAGATGAACGCTTGTGCGTCCAGACCAACAATCCCGTCCAGATATCCGTCAACGGTGGGATCCCAGATCCCGGAAATACTGATCGTGGCGTCTTTGAGACCCGCAAGGTAGGACTTTGATGTGGAGCCGAACGTAGACGTTTCTGCCGTATCTGCGGTTCTCGGAAAGTCTACGGTGTCGCAGTACGCGGAGATATCCCTGGAGACATCTCCGGAATCCGCGATCTCGAAGTGAGCACTTTTGCCATGTACGAATGCCATTTGATTTCTCTCCTCTCTTACTTACGACAGAATAGAATGTTGAACGTAATCGTCTCCGCACCACCAATGGTTGCGATGCCGCGTACGTACTGCTTCACCGTGCCGGTGAACGTTACTCGCTGACTACCAAGAGCGGTAACGGCTGTAAATGCTACGAGCTCGTCGTCATCCGCTACGAAGTTGTCGGATGAGTGTCTGAGCGAGATCTCGATTGTACCGGTTACTGCGGTAACTTCAAGGTACGCACTACCGCCGTTCGCAGACGACGCGGCGTTGTTGTTCGTTGACCCTGTCCAATCCGTTGCTGCTTCTGCTCCTAGTGCGTGCAGCGAGATTCCTCTTTCTCTTCCAACGGTACTCTGCGCACCGACGGAGATCTGAACTGCGTTGTCAAGTGTTGCTGAAACTGAGTATGCATTGTTGATTGCCGCCATGCCGTATCCGAAAGCTGCAAACGCATCTGCTTGCGGGTACCACACCCACTCGGAATACTCGACTGCGATAGCGGTATTCATCACCTCGTCGACTGCGGCAGCGGCTCCATCGTAGAAGCCGGCGGCAGAAAGAGTCGCATCTGTAAGTCCCGCGAGGTACGTCTTCGAAGACAACCCGAAGACCGACGTCTCTGCTGTGTCGGCAGTTACCGGAGTCTCAATTGAGTTGAGGTATCCGGTCAGATTGTAGCCGTTGCAGTAGACGGCTACGTTTTTGCCGTGTCCATAAGCCATTTTCTTCTCCTCCTTCCTACCGTGTAACCTCTACGAGGAAGTTCAACGAAAGTTTGATTGCGTGGTTCTCCTTGTCCCGACCGAGAGAAAAGATGTCTCCCTGCTGGAACACGCTCAGATAGTAATGCGTGTTGACTGTGAAGTTTACTTTCCCGTCCAACGCGTTCTTGATCGACTCCATCCACGTTCGAGCGGTTCCGGCAGTTGCGTGTCGAACGACCACTTGAAACCCGGGCTTCTCCCACGCCGCTTTCGCAGCACCGAACGTGTGTTGAGGGTCAAGTCCGCTCGTGTTGTACAGCGTAATAACGCTCACGGGTGTCTCCGGCATCTCGTTCTTGTAAATGTCGGACGTGATGCCGGTCAGAAGGGACTTGATGTCCTCGAGTAAGTCGAACGTCGCCATCTGTTACACCCCTCTCCTACGAATTTCTCCCTGGACGCTCGCCAGAACGTCCGCGAAGAACTTCTTCGCATTCCGACGAACGGGATCTTCCAGAAACTTTGCCTTGCCTGTCGTGTGATGTGCCTGAGTATCCTCGTGAAGAATTTCGATGTAGTCCGCGGCGGTTCCGCCCTTCGGATTGACCTTCGATGCTGGTCCACCGTACCCGAGGGTAACGGATATCGCGGAAGAGGTGATCTTCGGTTCGTCAACGAATCCGGAACTCCGTGCGGTGCCGGTATCTACCGGTACTTCCTTCTTACTCTCGGTCATCAAGAACTCCGCATTCGTGTACATTGCCCTCGCAACGGACTCCGGACACTCTTGAGCGAGCTTCTTGAGATTCGCGATCACCGCTTTGTCACCTGTAACACTTCCTGTAGTTGCCATCTCTTCACCTCACGTGTAGATACACCTGTAGTACGTCTCGCCGTTTTCATCCGGCGTATCGTAGATCGCAAGAATCACCGGAGAGACGCCACTCGCAAGAGTGATCTTGCTATTCGCGGAAACGGTCGTAGTCCCATCCACGTAGATCTGACACGAACTGATGACGTCTCGACCGGTGTCCGATGGGATCACAACCTTCTTATGCTGCAGTCGACACGCTACGGAAACACCTGTACCGTAAGAGAACTCATTGTCATCGTTCCTACTCGAGTAAGGAGCGATCGTTACCGTTTCCTGCAAGAGCTTCTTCAGTTCGTTGTCCACGCCATTCCCTCCTAATCGTCTTCCAGACTATCTTCCTCGGAAGCTTCAGAAGACATCATCCCGCGTGTGAACGCCGGTTCAACGCGGTCGGTATCGACCTCCACGGTCTCCTTGCTGCTCTTCGATATTCCGCCGGCAAATCCGGAGAGCACCGAAGAGGAACTCTTTGCAAGAGTCTTCGCGAGCGATAAGTACGCCGCAGCACGTTGACTCATCGAGAGACTCAGATCTCCGATCCGCTTGTCTGCTTCTCGGGAAAGCTTCGCCGCGATCGCCTTGCAAGCTTCAACCGCAGCGGTTTGGACCGAGGTCCACACTAGGAGGAGATAGTCGATCTCGTTATCCTCGAGAAAGTAGTCCGTAGCATCCGTGTCTCCCACTAGAAATCGGACCTTTCCTCGGTTGGTTGAGATATCGTACGTGAATGCCATTCGTCTACCTCCTCTCCTAAGCTACTTTTGCGGTACCTACAACGGTTACTTCACCGTGATCCCCACCGGAAGCATCCACGACCTTTATACGATAGTAGGCGTACGGTGCAACGGAGACTGCGTAAGAACTTGCGTTGCCGGCAGTAACCGTAGCTTCAGCTTGCACTTCTACCTCGTCTGAGTAGTCCGAAGTGTTCGCACCCATAACCTTCCACTTGATGTCGTGAGTTGCAACGAGGATCGTGTAGGCGAGACATGTGTACGCGAGCAACGTCATCTCCGAACCAGTCACGACGGAGTATATTGCGGTTGTCGTGTAGTCGGCTGGAGTGACACGCGCGGTTCTGTATTCTACTCGGGACATGTGCATCACCTTCCTCTGTTATTCAGAGAGGAACTCTCCAAGTGCGAGCACGTCCGCACCTGAAAGAGTCACTCCGATCTCTTCCAGAAACGCCGATGTCATCGGTTCGAAGTCAACTTCGATCGTCAACGACCTCAACTCCTCGAATGCCTTGCGGAAGACTTCCTGCTCGTCCAGACCGGTGAACTTTCCGTTCTCAACGATCGGCTTTCCAGCTTCGTCCTTCTTGCAATGCTCCGTGCAGAGGCGAAGGCGAAGTTCCTCGTAGTTCTTGTGCTCGTCTTGAAGCTTCTTAACGAGTCGACTCAAGCGATACGCGGTCTTCACCGGCACTTTCTGGTACATGATTGAACCCAAACCTCTGAGAACTCCCTCAAGATCTCCGAGTTGCACTGTAATCATTGTCAAATCCTCCTATCAAATTTGTGTTGAGCTGTAGCTTACGCTACGTACTTCGCGGTGATCCGTGCGGCAACGCCAGCGATCTTGATGTCGATGTAGACATCCGCTCCACCAGCAATTCCACCGGCGCAGATCGCAGCCGGGATGTTCATCAGCGATGCGAGAGTTGCGCCAGAGAGGTCAAGAGCATCGGTCCATCCGGTGTTCGCGCCGGTATCGGAGACTACGATCGCTGCAGCAACCGGTCCGGCAATGCTGTTGTTCTCGTTGCGGATTCTGATACCGTACTCCGTTGTCGCGACAGCTGCTTCGTTCTTCAACAGAACGTCGATGCCACCGAACATATCAGAGACGGTGCCGTAGTTTTCGGCTGTGACGGTCATACCAACGATGTTGCTGACCGTACCACCGGATTTGCCTTGCGCACCGATGCCCGCACCTTCAAGTCTCCCAAGTACGCCCCCGTCGCGGTTGTTGATCGAAACGTTCAGCGCCCGGAAGATGAAGTTTGCATCGTTCGCTGCGTAGTTGTTGCCACTTGCTCTGATCAGAGCGTCATTGCTGTCGCCTGTTGCAGCGGAAGCTACCGGACGATCTCCTGCAACGTAGAGCAAGTACGATTTCGTAGCTGCTCCACCAACGAAGAAGTCATCGTTCGCGGAGATCTTCACGCCGTAGGCGTAGTCCGCAACTGCTCTTTCAGGAATGACAATCTCGACCTGTCCGACCGTTGCGTTATCGATGGACGCGCCATTCTGGAGGAGGATGTCTCTTGTGAAGGCCGCTCGACCGGAAGGCGATCCGAAGTTGAACGCAAGACCGTACGTAGTCGTGAATGTCGCGGAGGTGTTGTTCGAGATCTCAACACCGTATACAGTTGTAGCGGAGCCACCTGCTCCACCATCGAGAGAAACCTCTATGCCACGAAGGTCCGTGACGGCTTTGTTCTTGACGTCAACCGACACCATTACGCCCGTCATCAGCGCAACGTTCGCACCGACGTTCGATGCGTCAGCAGCGCGTGCTTTGACATTCAGACCTTCGATCCCACCAGTTGCTGCGGTTGTACCGTTCGTCGCAATGACGTAGGCACCCCGGAGTGTCCCGGTAAGTGCGATGTCGTCGTCCTGAACGACCGCGTAGTACAGACCGTTCGAACCCGCAGCAGCTTTCGAGTACCCGGTAATGTCAACGTTTCCCTTGGCATTACCCTTCATCGTGAAACCACCGTCCAAGGTTACGGAGCCAAAGACGCCTTTTCCCTTAGTAAATCTGTTCACTTACCTCATCCTTTCGTTAGGTAGTATCGCCGATTACGTCCGGCGAATGGACGTTTCTGATGTGAGCCTGGAGCTCCTCGTCGGCACTGAATTTCCTCTTGCACTGCTTGCAGGGGCATATTCTTCCGGCATGCGGTACGATGAACCTCTGGCTTAACAAGCGAGAGTAGTTCCGCACCTTCGAGAAGTCTCCACACTCACCAACGGCGTATTCCACTCCCTCAGCGGTAAACGCCTTACAAACTCTTTCCATCGGATTACCTCCTATCTGTCAGAGTGGTTACGATCTTACGCAACGGCAGTAGCGAAGAACACTCCCATATCGTTTGCAATCAGCTTGCAATCGAACGCGTACTCGCCCTCGACCCTGTCGCTCTTGAGATTCTCCATCCGGAAGGTGGAGATCTTCGCAGCGGTGCCCAGTCCGGACATCCCTCTCCAAGCGAACGTGTATCCGCCGGAAGGTGTCAGAAGGCTCGGAGACGGAGTGGAGTAAACGAGGAGTGCGCCCTTGCCATTGATGAAGCTGTACGCAGCTGTGCCACCTTCCTCATTGGTTGCGTAGATCGCCTCACCAATGAGAATGCGGTCAACCTCAAACAGCTTCGCGAGCATCTGTGCGGTGATAACATCGCTGTTCGTGTATTTGTACCTGTCAACGACGTCCGGGTGGTTCTTCAGCTTGGAGAACGTCTCCGCACCAAGCACGAGAGTGTTCGGTTTGAAGCCTGTCGTACCAAGCACGTACATCCTGCCGGCTTCGATATCGCCGATCGGATCAGAAGACGCGTAGTCACTCCACTGAATGAAGGAGGTACCGGCAACTGCACCGGACGAAACGCCTGTGTAGTCCTTGCCCCACTTACTCGTAGTGAAGTAGTTGGACGCCCAAATCCTCTCCCTACGAACCAGCAACCGCTGAGTAATCAGCTGAGTAGCATCCCGATCGACATTGATCCCGGCATCCGCATTCTGACGAACCTGATCCGGAATGTCTTTGTGGTATGCGTACGGATAGCAGTAGTAGGTGTTTGTCGAGTCAACGTTGTATCCACCACCGGCGGACTCTGTACCGGCAGCGCGCTGTTTCGCCTCATCGCGGAACCAATCGTTCTTCGTGTAGACCCAGTAAATGTCGGACTGCTTGTCTACAGGAACAATCGGAAAGACCTTATCCGCAATGAACGCAGACGCGTTCTGAATATAGGCAATGCTGATATTCGTCAGCGGTGCGTTTACATGGACATCTCTTACAGTCGGCTGAGCCATCTATTGTTCCTCCTCTCTTATGATCCGGACTGGATCACTGGCGTCGCGCAGTTAATGAGTGCTGTGCAGTACTCACCCGCTGCAGCTCCGATCAGGACCTGTCCAACGTAGTAGTAGTCCGATGCACCATCCGGATCGACTACAACCGCGCAACCTTCGGCATCACAGCCAATGAAGTTGCCGGCTACAACCGCTCCGCCCGCACCAACGAGGATCTTGGAAATGCCCGAAACCAAGATGACCGCGCCGGCACCACTTGCGGGATCGTTCTGGATGACGCCGCACGGGATATCAGTCAGATCCGTTCCGATCGACACGGCGTTATCCGCGGAGATCTTCGCGAACTTGAACTGAGCGGCGGTCATCGCTTCAGCAGCAACGGCTGTGAAGCTAAAGCCCGGAATTTCGTACGCCATCTTATTTACCCTCCTGTTCTTTCAGGTACTCGGTGTACAGCTTCTGTCCTTCGTCCGTCTCCAGGAACTTGGCAACCGCCTGCTCCTGAGAGAGCGTCTCGCCGGACTTCGCAACTGCGCCCTTCGCACCCTCTATGATCTTACCCCAGGAACTACCTGCGGCATCTCCGCGTCTATTCGAACCAGCCTCCGAGAACAGATTGCCTTTGGCAACTGCTTCGTCAGCGGCTTTCAGAGCGGCTTCGACCTTCGCGTACTGGTCAGGGTTTGTCTCGGAGATCGCTTTGAGGACCGGACCA